GCCGCTTTGAATCGTCTGCCTGCCGCAAATGGAACTTCGATAACACCTACTGTTGAACCAGGCAACTGAGCCGCCTTGCACAAGTAGGTGAAATCTGTATTTAAGTCTGTGGATAGTCCAGATAAAGTAACTCTAAACAAATTTGAACGGGCGCCCGTATTAAGAACGTCCTTCAAATTTTGAATTGTTGTAATTGCCATATAATTCTCCTTATATATTCTCTATTATTTATGCGGCAATTGTATTAAATGTAGCAGTACCTCTTACAGACACAAAATTAAGTTGGATGAAGTTAACTGAACGAATTGGTTGTACATAAATGTCGCAAACAAATTCATTGGCATTTACTACGTCTTCTGGATTGTTTGTTTCATCGCAAACAACTTTAAATGCTGTAATACCTCTTCTAGACTGAACACTTCTTAAATAAGGAACAACTAAACTTACGAAACCGCTTCTTGTTGTTGCATCATTTTGATCGAACAATACATTGTCTGCGGCTTGTCCGATTGTTTTTTGTAATTCAATAAACAATCTACGAACGTTAACACGATTCATTGAAGTATTTTTCAATGTAAATGTCTTGTCACCAAACAATACTGTACCACGACCAACTTGTGTGATAACTGGATTAATTGACGCTTTGTACAATGTGTCTCTGTCAGCTTGTTGTGGGTTGTATGCTAAACGAACTAAGTTTTGAATACGACCATTTTGGAAACCTGCTGGAGATAACCATGGTTCACGATTCAAATCGTTACGTGCCATGCAACCTGCTGTATCAGGATTCAATGGAACATAAACATATGTGTCATTGTATTTGTCGTATTGATATTTCCAACCGCTGTCTGCAATTGCGTATGTAGAACGTGTAACTGTATCTGCCCATGTGCTGATAGCAGATGCTTCAGAACCAGCATTGTTAACAACGTTTGCTCTTAGTGGAGAAATTGTTACAATAACGTCTTTTCTAACTTCAGCAACATCAGAAATAATTCTGTTTGCTACTGTAGCACTTGCTTGTCCAGCTACAATAATAGATGCAGGGATTTCTTGCTTATTTGCAAGTAAAACATAAGATGATGCTCTATCGCCATCTGTAATTGCATTACCATCAGAACCACCAGCTAATGAGTACGCTTTAGGCGTATTGACTGCGGTGAATGTTGTATTGGATACTGTGTTACCCCAATTAGTACCAGCGGCATCGTGAGCAGTCCACCAAATATAATCTGAACGGTCATTGATTGCGCTTCTGTAGTAATTGCTTCCACCATTATCTGATTTAGCATCAGAACCTTTAGAGAGATAAGCATATTTTTCTAAAACTGTTCCTGCTGTTCCTGTGATAGCACCAGTTCTGTCGGCAATAACTACGTGCAATTCATCATTTGCACCACTAACTGATGAAGCGGATCCGGATGTTCCTGGTGCAGAATTAAACTCACCAAAGTATTCCCAACGGCGTGTTCCTGTTACTGCTGAAGCACCAGTTAAGTGTGCAGATTCAATTGTCAATGATAGTGCGTTAGCAATTGCTGTAACTTTAGTTGCACGACCACCCAATACAATAATGTCGCCAACTTGCATTTCTGTGTTTGCGGCAGTACCAGAACCAGTAACTGTTGTAGAACCTGCTGTTACTGTATATGTGCCTGTCAATGTGTTAGAGTACGCATTTGAACTTGGGCACAAAGAAACTTTAAGTGCATTTCCTAATGCACCAGAATAGCGAGCCGCCCATGGACCAACGTTAAAAGATGCTGTGTTAAGGTATCCGTCATCATTTTTAATTGATGTACCAGTACCTGCTGTACCTGAACCAGTTGTTGTTTCTGCTGTAGAATTTAAAGCTGTGTTTGCGCTACGAACAACGAACAATGAACCAGAGTAACCTAAAAAGTTAGCGGCTGATAAAAAGTCAACGATGTTAGTTGCATTTGGTTTACCAAATTTACCAACTAAATCAGTTTCGTTTGCAACTTGTACTGCTTTGTCGATAGGACCCCAACGGAATTGACCAGCAAATGCGCCAGATGTTGTAGATACCGACTGTGAGGAAGATACCAAATCTGTTTCGGTAATCTTGATTCCTGGTGAAATTAGACTTATAGCCATTGAATTCTCCTTGTTATAATGATGTTTTTGTTGTTAGGTTTGTTTAATTTATTTATAAAAAATCAGATTTGTGATAATTTTCTATCTGCCAAACCTGTCCACTCACATCAACCAATTGATTTTCTTCTTCACCTGTATTTATAAAACCGAATGGAGTGACTTCCTCTTCAATCATTTTAATACGTGCATCATATAATTCTTTTCTAATATTAATATTTGTCAAGTCTTTAAAATATGAGTTTGTTGTTAACCATGAAAATAGCACTAAAGGCATAACCAAGTCATCGTGATATCCTTCATCAGCAGAGTAACTGTTTCTCTTTTCGATGAACGTTGAAATTTCTGCTATAGTATCAGCATCTGTAATAATAAGTTTTTTCTCTTCAACCAAAGACTTGAAGTTAGAACACCCAATGCGTTTAACTTTCTTGTCGGTAATTACTCCGAGTTGAGTTTTTCCTCCACCAAAACCCCCATTGACAATTTGTCCTTGTGGTGTTCTGCTAACAGAGATGATATTTTCATATTCATACTCACCATAAAGAATCTCTGCAACTTGTTCTGAAGAGTTAATTTCGATTAGAATGTATGCTTCATTGTATTCTTTGCCGACTCTATACAATACTGATGGATACAAAAGTGGGCTGATTTGATTGTTTCTATATTTACCCACCATCTTGTATGGCATCTGAGATATGTCAAGAATTACGAATGCTGAATAGTCACCACCAACACCTTTAGCGGTGTCTGCAATGATACAGTATGCGTGATCCTTTTCAACTTTCTCATATATATCAAGCCCATCTTTCTGATAGATGATAGGATCAGCAGACATTTGCGCTATAGAGTCTGAAGCAATTAACGTTAAACTAGAACCCAAAAAGTTACAAAGAACCTCTTGATTAAACTTCAACTCACCAAGCAATCTTCTTTGCTCAGATGCCCACTTCTCATCACGACCAGGAATCTCCCAATACGGAATGAATAAATTGACGAATCCATTTCTATCGTTCTCTGCGTCATTCCAGAACTTCCAAAAATGATTGTATCCTAGTGGAGTAGAACTTAACAGAATCTTTGTCGTTTCACCAGCAGAAATCGTAGGATAAACTGAAGTAAAGAATTGTTCTGCTACATTGTTCGGTATGATTGCGGCTTCGTCAACGTACAGCAAGTTAACTGACTTACCACGAATACCTGATGCGCTTGTTGCGGCTGTGAATACGATTGAACCATTCTCTAAAGCAATGTCACCTTTGTTCCATGTAGTGACACCTTGCTGGAGCCATGTAGGAAGATTTTCATACATGATTTGATAACGATATAAAACTTCTCTAGCCGCAGTCGCTTTGTTTGCTAGAATTGCTACAGTCTTGCTTCCTTGAAACAATGTGTACCATAAAATGTATGCCGCAGATGTTGTTGTTTTACCTTGCTGGCGACCCTCCATAAGAATAACTTTACGATTGTCATGGATAACTTTTACTTTATTCTTTTGACAATCGTATAGTTTGAATGGCTGAAGCCCGTGATCTAGCGTGACAATCTTACAATAACTTTCAATGAAGTATATTGGATCGTCAGCACACTTCAGGTATTCTTCAATTTGATCTTTTGTAAAATTGAGAGGAACACCAGATGCTTTTAAAAAAGAATTTCCTAGATAGGATTTAGCTGTCATCTCTTACCAATTAATTTTTGTAGTTCTGCTGTGCTACCAACAAACAATGCATTCGTTACGTGCTGTGGTTGTTGCGTATCGTCTTTTTTACTTTTCAAATCTTTTACTTTTTTACCTAAGTCCAACAAATCTTTATTCGTGTCTGATAACGTTTTAATTAACTGACCAACAACTTCGTATGCCCTTGGAGACTCACCCTCTTTTGCTAAGAAGATAATGTTTTCCATAGCGACTTTGCCTTGCTCAATGAATAGCTTTAAATTTTCTCTAGCATATTCATAGTCAGCATCAATAGATTCATCATTTGGTGCGCCAGTAGTTTCTTTTGGTTGTTCTACTACTACAGGTACCGATGCTTGTTCAACAATCTTACCTTGCACATCAAAAATGTCATTCAATTTATCATTAACAGATTTTTTCATGTATTATTTGTAATTGTTTCACTAACGTTAAATTCGGAATCACCACTAAATGATTGTATATTTATGATGTTAGAATTAATCCCATTTGTTAGTGAAGTGTTAACATCTGCATTCGAAATATATTTGAACTTTCTGCTAGGACCAAATAGATATCCTTTAATCGTAAAATCCATCTGCCATGAAAGAACTCTACGTCCATCAAAGTCGCCTTCATATGAATCATCGACACTTACGTTGGTTAATTCAATTGGTATATCCATATTAATTCCTAATTCAGGAACAAGTTTCATTGTAACAATCCAGTCTGGTGTGAAGAATGGAATAATCTGTTCTACAATTTGTGTACCATCTTCTGCATATCGAACTAATGCATATAAAGAAAAGTTAATGTCATATGGAACTGGTGTGTAAGTATAACTAAAATCATTACCTCCAGTATTGAGTCCTTTTACAATTTTATGTGCGCTATTCAATTTTCTTTGAGGCGCATATGTGATGCTGGTAAACTCAAAACCCATTCTAGGAAGAGTAACAGCAATTTGACGATTCAATGTCGGATCGCCTAAAACACGCTGAACAAATTTCTGCTTAGGCGAATATTCAATAGGAACGCTGATTGTTTGTTGTTTAATTCCGTCTGCATCATATCTTTCGACTTGAATTTCATTAAACAAGTTTCCAAACATAACAACATAGCGCCTTAACGTGCCATGGTAAAAATCGTGACCGAACATCATATTAATAAGTCCTTGTGAGTGCAAATGGATTTTGTTCAGAGAAGTCGAGAATATCTCCATCAATGATTTTTTGTCCAATTACTTCGTTATCTGCGGAAACTTCAAATGGTATGACTGTATCTCCTTCTGCAAGGAGTCTAGTGCCATCTTCTAAAGCAAAAATACTACTGTCTGTTTCATTCAATATTTTCTCAATATTATCAGTAGAAAGACTGTATTGATCTTCGATTGCATCGATCTCTGCAACACCAGTATCAAGTTTTTCGCTAGAGTATTCAAATCTATCACAACGCATTTCGAATGTGTATACGTCACCTAACTGATAAAAATTTTCAATGTTCTCTGCAAATTTAATTTCGTACATATAACCAAGCAAAGGAATCCAAATTAAGTCTCCCTCTCTTGGTCTTAAAATATCTGTGTAGTCATATGTTTGCATATCTATGAGATATCCATCATCTTCA